CTCTCCTTCGTCACGGTGAGCACGACCATCAGGCCCGCCGCCTCACTGTCGACGCGGAGGCGACCCGGGATGCCTTGATGGTCAGGTGGTCGGCGATCTCCGCGCCGTCCAGGTAGACCTTGACCGGCACCTGCTTCGGCGCGAGGACGGTACGGGTGCTCGGGGTGGAGGCGGCCGCAGGAGCCGCCGCGGTGGTGCCGTGGGTGGCCACCATCTGGGGTGCGGCCAGGGACGCCGCGCGCAGGCCGGCCACGGTGCGGGTGTCTGCCCCGAACAGCTGCGGGACGATGCTGGTCGGGAACGGGGTGCTCGGGTTGTTGTCCGCGCCGGAGGGGTTCGCCTGGCGGGCGGTGACGTGGACCGTGACGTACCGGTCGCCGGTGAGCGCGGCGAGGGCTTGGGAGACGCCACCGGAGTCCAGGACGGCCACGATCTTCGCCTGCCGCGGCGCGGAGATGTTGTCCAGGGTGCTCTTCGCGGCCGGGATGCCCTCCAGCTTCGGGGCGACCACGGCCACGCGCGGGGCAACGACACCAGCCATGACGGCGTTGGCCGGCGCCGGGTTCACGGTCGGGGTGATGACCGGGGACTGCGCGGCCGCCGGCAGCATCACCGACGTCGGCACCAGCGGGGTGAAGATCGGGGTGATGGTCGGCGCCGTCAGACCGTCCAGGGCCGCCTGCGCCGCGGACACGTCGGCGGCCACCTTGGCGGTCCTCGGCAGCCCGAAGACGTCGCTGAGGACCTTCTCGGCGTTGCCCGGGTCGATGCCGACCTTGACGAGCTGGTCCTTCGTCGCCGTCCGCAGCTTGGCCAGCCAGCCGGCGGAGTCGAAGGTCGGGTCGAGCTTGGCGCGGCGGGCGCCTTCCTCCAGGCCGGTCTCCACGAACGACTGGAGGTTCTGGATCATGTCCTGCTGGGCGTTCGGCAGGAACTCGACCTGCGGCAGGGTCAGGTTCCGGGGTAGCTTCACGCCGTCCTTCACGGCGTCGGCGAGCTGGTCGCGGATGTCGTCGCGGCTGATCAGGAAGTCGACCTTGGAGCGGATGCCGCCGCCGAGGCCGGTGAACGCCTGGAGGGTCTTGTCCAGCTCGGCGTTGGCGTCCTTGAGGGCGTCCTCGAGCGTGATGACCGGCTCTTCGTCGAACCCGTCCTTGATCTTGCCCGCCAGATCCTTCGCGGCGTCGCCGGTCTCCTCGATGCCCTGCTTCGGCTGGTCCTTGCCGAACAGTTCTTGAATCTTCTCCCAGCTCGTGCCCAGGGCGAGGATCCCTGGTGACTGCGCGATGTCCATCAGGTCCTTCAGGTCGGTCTTGCCGTCCTGGGAGGCCTGGTGGAGGTCCTGGCGCATGTCCTGCAGGTTGCCGCTCAGATCGGCGATGTTCCCGGCCAGGTCCAGGGCGCCGCCGGCGAGGTCGTTGAAGTCGCCGACGAGCTGGCTCATGTACGGCAGGACGGTCGTTCCCAGGGTCGAGCCGATCTGGGAGAGGTTGTCCTGCAGCGTCGACATCTGGCCGTTGAAAGTCTCGGCCTGGTCCGCCATCGCGCTCGGGTACAGGCCGGCCAGGGACTCTCGGGCGAGGTCGATCGCGTCGGCGCCGAGCTTCCCCTCAGTGGCCAGCTTCTGCACCTCCGCGGTGGTCAGGCCGAGCTGTTCGGCCAGGGTCGCCCAGACCGGCACGCCGGCCTCGGCGATCTGCTGCAGCTCCTCATACGTCGCCTTGCCCTTGGACTCCATCTGGGCGAAGACGGTGCCGAGCTGGTCGATGGGAACGCCGGTCGCCGCGGCGATGTTGCCGATGTCGTTGAGGTAATCGGGGATGTTCTGCAGGTCGACACCTGCGGCCACGAGCTTCTTCGTCGCGGTGGCCGCGTCCTCGATCGCGAACGGGGTCAGCGCCGCCCACTTCTGGATGTCCTTCATCGTCTGCGCACCGTGACCATCGGTCAGCGCGTCGAGCTGCACGACCATCGTCTCGACGTCGGCCGCGGCCTGCCCGAGCTTCCACCCGGACACCGCGGCCCCGACGACGACCAGCGGGCCACCGGCGCGCCCGGCGACCTTGCCGAGCATCCCGAGGCCTGGGACCAGCCCATCGGTGGCGTCGTCCGCGCCGGCGAGCGCGTCGCGAAGCCGGCTGAGTCCGCCGGTGGTGGTGGCGTCGACGACCACGTCGGCTTCGATCTCGATCCTCTCGGCGTCGAGGGTCCGCACGGTGGACTGGAGCTCGCGAATGCGTCTCTGCGCGGCCTTGGTGTTGGCGTTGACGTCGAGGGAGAGGTCCTGGCGCATCTGCTGGCGCAGGCGGGAGATCTCCTTGCGCGCGTTCTCGATCGCCTGGTCGTTCAGGTTGATCGTGTGCTTCTTGTCGAGGTCCTTCAGCGCGGTCTCGGTCTTGTCGGCGGTCTCGGTGACGTCGCTCAGGGCGGTAGACAGCGGCTTCAGGCCCTGCACCGCGGCCTTGGCGTCGGCGGTGACCTTCAGGTCAAGGGTGGTGGTCGCCATCAGCCCTTGCCGCCCATCACGCGCGCCAGGGTCTTCTGCTGCTGCTTGTAGAGGTTGGGCAGCCAGTCACGGATCGTCGGCCAGTAGAAGTAGCCCTCCTGGCCGAGGTGGGGCAGGAACTGCATCGTGGTGCGCCGCCGCACGACGTAGGCCCTGCCGTTGGGTGAGCGGGTCGCGTAGGCCTTCTTGCTGCTCTTGCGGCCGCCGAACTCGCCGCCGGCGAACAGGACCCCGCCCAGGCCTCCGCCGCCGCCCTTGATGGTGATGCCCTCGGCGTCGCGGCCGGTGCTGATCGTCGAGGCGGCGCGGTGCTGGATTCTGGTGAACGCGGCTCCGTTCATGTCCGACTCGATCCGAGGCGCCGCGGTGTGCAGGTTGTCCACGAGCTCCTTCTGCAGCTGCTGCGGGGCCTTGTCCAGGCGGCGGATCGCGGCGGTGAAGCTGCTGTAGTCGATCGAGGCGCTCACAGCTCATCCCTTCGCTGCTTCTTCTCCGAGAGGAGGTCGATCATGGTCAGGACCACTTCTTCTTCCTCCTGGTCGAGCACCGACACCGGGATGCCCGTGCGGATCGCCAGAGCGCAGATCAGGCGGGTCCAGGAGCCTTCCGGGTACCCGCCTTCCGGGCGGGCTTCGTAGGGCCCGCGCCGGGCGCCTCGTCCTTCACACCGCCGACGTCCACGCAGACGGCCTCGAACGCCTCGAACGTGTCGTAGGCGCCGTTGATGGAGCCCTGCCGCTTCGCTGCCGACCAGCCGAGCCAGGACAGCATCGAGACGCTCATCGGCTCATGGAAGGACGACTTGCCGGTTGCCTTCTCCCACGCCCGCAGGTCGATCGCGCTGTACTCGACGACGACCTCGGTACCGTCGTCCAGCTCGAGCCGGACCTTCTGCCGCAGGCTCATCCCGTCCTCGCTCTCCGCTTTCTCGGTGCCCGCTTCCTGGGCTTCTCACTGACGGCCCCGTCCGCCGTGGCGGGGGCGGCGACGAACGGGGTTCCCGCCGTCAGTGGGGTTAAGGGAGGACGCCGTCCACGATGTCGGAGCTGACCGACAGGCTGGTCTCGAAGGTCAGCGCCGCGCCGGCGTCGCCACCGAACGGCACGTCGGCGATCGGCTTGGCCGAGAACGTCCGGGTCGCCGTGCCGACCGTGAGGACCACGGCGATCTCAGAGACCGGATCGGTGACGTAGGCGGTGTGGATGATGTCGCAGACCGCGTCGTACGCCTCGACCGCGGGCGGGCCGGGGTCCGCCGCGGCGGTGTACCCCCAGTCCTGGAACCCGCCGATCTCCAGCGTGTACTTGGCCGTGGCCGACTCCTCCGTCCCGCAGAACGTGGTCAGCTCCTCCAGGGCGGGGTTGTCCACCAGTTGCGCCTTGGTGAGTGCGCAGTGGACCGTCTTCGCGCCGAGGGTGAGCTGGAGCGTCTTATGTGTCCTGATCGCCATGACGGGACCTCCTAGGCCCTGATCCGTACGTTGAGCTGGTAGGCGGGCAGCTCCTGCCCGTTCACCGCGACCCCCGGCAGGGGACGGGCATCCAGAGGCTCCACCGAGAGGACGCCGCCCGGGGCGTCCCCTCCCAGAGCGGTGACGACCTCGAGCAGCAGCTTCGACATCTCGGCCTGCGCCGTGCGCTCGTTCGAGCGCGTCGTGATGATCGTGATCGGGAACAGCCAGGTCGCCCGGCAGAAGCCCGCCGACTGGTCGACGAAGTCGAGGGTCGGCTGACCGATCACCGCGGCCGGCGGCCGAACGGTGTCGGCCACGTAGGGGTAGACCCGAAGGCCGTCCACGGACTCGATCAGCCCGGCCAGGACGCCGGCGACGTCCGTCGTCTGAGCGGTGGTGGTCCCCATCAGGCGACGACCTGGGTGAGGTGCGGGCCCTCGAGGTGTTCCACGTCGCCGTCGTAGGACGGCAGCCGGGCGGAGACGAAGTCCCCGCCGGCCCCGTCGAGCCCGACCACACCTTCGGGGGAGTTGCGTCGCGCCGCGGCGCGCTGCGCCCGAAGGAACACCGCCGAGCGCAGGTCCGGCACGTAGTCCGGCTGGTCCGCCCCGTCCACCGGATACGTCACGACCTTCGCCTGGGCCGCCAGCGCCGAGTCGAGCGACTCCTGAAGGACCACGTCATCCGTCGTATCGCCAGCGGCCAGGCCGAGCCACGCCTTGAGCGCATCGAGGTCGGGGGCAGAGGCCATCTCACGCGCCCTTGGTGGCCTTGCAGAGAGCGGCGGGCCGCGTGACGACGGTCTTCGAGCGCTGCTCGGCGAGCGCGTCGATGATGTTGAGAGCGAAGTTCCCGGCGTGGCTGTCCGTCATGTAGAGCTGAACGGCCGACCGGTAGTAGTGGGCGACACCGGCCTTGAAGTCCCCGACGATCACGGTCCCGAGCGTCGCGGCCGGGTCCACGATGGGCGTCAGACCGAAGTACGGGTCTCCCCGGTACTGCCCAGCGGAGGCGATGTCGATGTCGACCATGTCGTCCGCGTGGAGCAGCACCACGTTCGGGGTGAACCCGGCCGCCTCGACGACGGCCTTGCCCTTGCGGATCGCGCCGGTGACGCCCTTACCCGCAGGGCCGGTGGTCGTCGGCAGCGTGGCGGCGCTCAGCACGGCCTTCGCGTTGACCTCGGCCTTGACCGTCACGTCCCGCTGTAGTTCGCCGTTGATGTAGCTGACGACCGCGGGGCCGTCCTCGGCCAGCTGCCGGGTGAAGCTGGTCCGGCCCGCGATGTTCTCCAGCGACGCGGGAACGACGGTCGGCTCCCACTCAACCTCGGGCTTGGCCAGACCCTCGCCGACGACCGCGGCGCCGCCGGCCTTCTTCGCCCACGTGATGTAGTCGATCGAGTTCGTGCTGACCGGGATGGTGCTGGTCAGCGGGATCAGCAGCGGAGGCAGCGGCGTCGGGGTGAGGTTGACGATCGGGTTCGACGGCAGCGCCGCGTCCATCGACGCGAGGCTGTGGGGCAGTGCGCGCTGCTCGATGTCGAACTTGTGCGACGTGCCCTGCAGGCTGCGGCGCTGGTACTCGGCGAACGCGTCGGAGTTGATGAACTGGTCGCCCCACGACTGGGGTCCGTCGGAGCGCTGTTCGGGGACCTGCGGTGCGCGGGACAGGCGGCCGTCGAGGGCGTCGGCGGACGTCTGCGCGTCCAACAGGTTCGCGAGCCGTTCGATCTGTGTGTCGAGGCCGACGGCGCGGGCCTCCAGTTCGAGGAACGACTGGTCCTCGGCGTCGAAATCCTCGGCGGCGGCCATCGCGATCGCGGCCTCGCGGGCGATGTCACGTGCGGAGCGGAGCTGGTCGAGCTGGTCGACGATCGGGTTCCGGAGCTTGGGCATGGCGTCCTCCTGGGGCGCTCGCGATGGGGGTGCACATCGGGAGCGGGGGAGGTCCGCAAGCCGTCCTTGTGAGGTACCGGGGGACCGGGCGAACCGGGATAACCGGGGTTCCCACGACGGGGGGCAAGACCGATAACCGCGTGGTCAGCGTACGACGGGTCAGTGCGCCAGCGACCGCAGGCGCGCCAGACGCTCGTCGCGGCTCTTGTCGGCGTCCTCGTCGCGGGCCGACAGCACCAGGGCGCCGACCTCGCCGTAGACGCCGTGGCTGCACAGCGCCGCGCCGAGCAGGTGACCGCGGGAGTGCGTGACGTGCAGGCCGTCCGGTGCCCGGCGGACCTTCATCGCCTCGCGGATCGCACGGAACTCCACCGAGCACTCGGTCACGATCTTCTCCACGACCAGGGTCCGGGCTTCCTGGGAGTTGCGCGAGGTGGAGAACCGCATCGTGGCGTAGGCGCCGTCCGGCAGGTCTTCGACCACGGTGGCGCAGCCGACGAGTGGGCCGTTGTGCTCGTTCCACAGCTTGCACCTGCCGGGCGCCTTGGTCGCGGCCTCGAAGCTGCGGGCCTCGAAGGACTCCCACAGGTCCAGGCCGAGCCGGGCCTCTCGGCCGTACGGGACCAGCCGCAGGCGGACCTCACCGGCGTCGTCGGCTACGTCCATCACCTCCGCCGAGCGCCACTGCACGACCTCGAACCGCTTCGGCAGCTCGACCGTCTGAATGGTCACTTCTTCGTCGCCGCCTTCCGGCCGGTCGCTGTGGTCTTGCCGGTCTCCTCGGCCTCGGGCGCGGAGTCGGCCGGCGCGGGATCGGTGGTGCCGTCGTCGTACGTGAACCGTTTCTTCGCAAGCGCCGGGGGCGGCCCGCTCTTGAACTGCTGGCGTCGGACTCTGGGCATCACGCTGCTCCTGTCTGGTCGGGCACTGCGGTGAGAGTGGGCTGCGGAAGGGGCTGGACGACAGGGGCGATCGGGTCCTTCTGGAACGCGGCGAGGTCGACCTGGACGACCTGCGACAGCGGGACGAGGCTGGACAGCGCGTCCTCCAGTTCGCTGATCCAGCCGGAGAGCCCGAAGGCCCGCAGTCGGTCCCAGGTGTCGCCGACGTTCACGTACGTGGAGGAGTTCGAGAGGCTGACGCCGAGGACCTCCGGTGGCAGGCCGAACGCCATCGCGACGTCGCCGATGCCCATCCGCTTGATCGCGACCGCTTCGGCGTCCACCGGGGAGAAGCTGATCGCCTTGAACTCGGTGGTGGCGTTCAGCACCGCGATCGAGCGCCGGTCCCCGCCGTGCGCCTCCAGCCACTTCCGCTTCATCTCATCGGCCTGGGCCTGCTGGAGGCCGGGTGTGCTGACCTGCAGGTAGCCGGCGGGGACGCCGGAGCGGAAGGTGCCGGCGGTGTACGTGTCGATCGAGGAGGCCATGTCGAACGCGGAGGGGGAGAGCCCGAACACCCCGAGCACGGTGCCGTCCTCGGCGACCGGGGACAGCGGGTTACGCATCACGCAGATCCGGTACTCGGTTTCGGCCGGGCCGATGAAGGCCGACCCCTCCCGGTTGAGCTCGACGGACTCGTTGCCGACGCCGAGGACCCAGTTGCCGGCTGGGCTGATCGTCAGGGCGCCGGGGTGGACCTGGCGCATCGTGCCGGCGATCGGCTCCCCGGTGCTCGAGGGGTTGTAGACGAAGCTGCCGCGGCCGTACCAGATGCAGGAGCGGATCACCTCGCGGAAGAAGCCGGAGCGGGTCAGGCGCTTGGTGTGCGGGAACGCCGCGAGGCCCTCGACCAGGCGGGCGTCGGGGCGAAGGAGCATCGGGTCTGCCAGCCAGCGGGGCGTGGGCAGCTGCTCACCGGTGAGCGCGTCCTCCAGCCGGTACGGGGCCGCGGTCAGGGGTCCGACGATCAGATTCGTGGCCCTCGTGGTGACCGGCAGCCGCTCGGGGGTGGAGCCGCCAGGGCCGTTCAGGACGGCGGGCCAGGTGTCCGCCCCGAAGTAGTGCACACCCTCCCCGCCGGCCACGCTCATGTCGCCGGTGAAGCGGTCCCAGACCGCGCGCTGCTCGGGCCGCTCAGGCTGTGGGAGACGTGCAGAGAACCACTCGAGCAGGGACCGGCGCGCCATCAGGGGACCTCCCATGGAACGGCAAGGGGAGACCGGACGCTCGGCCAGGCGCCACGCTACCGCGAGTCACCGACACAACGAC